CCAAGGCGGCGGGGTCAGTGGTGGCGGCCCCTGGCGATTCGGACCCCCCTCCCCCCTGGCCTGCAACGTCGTGCAGGCCGCTGACCTGCGGAAAGGTCGCTTCAGCTAACTTTCGCGGGCGGTGGGCGGTGGGTTGCCGCAGGTGGCGTGGGTGTTTGCTGGCTCGGGCCGGGTGTTTGCTGGCGGGTTACCAGCGTCGGGTGCGGTCGGTCTGCGGTTGCGCGGCCTCGGCTGCGGCGCGGCGGTTGGCTGCTGCTTTGCGTCCGGCTGCGGCGCGGTTGCATCGGCGTGCGTGTTCGGGGCCGCGGTATCGGCTGCGGTCGTCGTCGTCGTGTCCGAGATCCCATGCCTCGGTGGGGGAGATGGGTTGGCCGCAGCGCCAGCAGGTTGCGCGTCCGCTCGCTACGAGTGGTCGGTATTGCTCGCGCAGGCGTTGGTGTGCGGCGCCGTAGCCGCGGGCCGACGTTTTGGCCTTACGGCGTGGCCCCGTACTCAACGTTGAGTGTCCATCCGTTGGTGTCGGTGGTGGCGGTGATGGTGGCGTCTCGGCCGGCGGCGGCGGCGCGGGCGAACGTGGTGAGGATCTGTACCCACGGTTCGGGGTTGCCGCTGGTGGCTCGCAGTTCGAGGTCGGCGATGGCGGGTGGTTTGGTTGCCCATTGGCCGGGGTTGCCGTCCATGATGGTGTTGCCGTCGATGGTGACGCGAATGTGGCTCACTGCGTGAACGCCTTTCGGAGTAGGGCGGCGTCGACGATCACCTCGTCGGACTTGCCGATGGTGAGGGTGAGCAGTGGGGTGCTGCGTTGATGGTCGGCGCGGTCGTAGACGGTGATGACGCGTGTGCCGTCGGGTGCGTCGGCGGCGGCCTGGCGTAGTTCGTTGGCCTCGGCCTTGGTGAGGATCTCGTGGTCGGCCTCGATGACGCCGCGCACGATGGCCTCGGCGAAGAGCTGCGCGGAGGAACCGACTAACTCGCGCGCCTGCTCTTCGCTCATTCCGGTGGTTCGGAACCCGGGCAGTGGGATTGCTCGGGGTGGGGTGTTTTCGTCGCCGGGGTGGATCAGCCCGGTGGCGAGTGCTTGGGCGACCTGTTGGATGGCGGTGTGGCTCATGGTGCCTCGCTGCTGTAGGTCGTCGGTCCTGTTGGTGTGCAGTTGCCGCAACCGCACCAGGTCGGGCCGCACAGTGGCGGTGTGATGGTGCCTGCGCCGTGTTGCAGGTTGGGTCGCCAGCTTTGTGGGTCGATGGCGGCCGAGGCGCGGCATCCGATGCTGCAGTCGGCGTAGCGGATTTTGTTGCAGTGGGCGCAGACGCGGAGGTGTTTGACCGGCATCGGTTCCTCGGCTGTTCGGCTGTTGGGTATGAGAAACGCCCCGGGCGAGGGGTGGGTGGCCTCGGGGCGTTTCTGCGGCGGTGCGAATCGGGAGGACGTACGTCGCCGCTTAGCGGCAGCGTATCACCGGTGGGGTGGCTAATTCACGAACGCCGTTGTCGCTGAGCGCATTTCAAATGCGCTTGCAGAATATCCCCTAGTCGATAGAACTTCGTGCCGGTCTCGGGATCGGTGCCGACTGGCCGCAGATGACCGCGGCGATTGAGCGAGTGAACGCGCTGTGTGGTGAGTCGGCGGCCGAGGTCGCCGAGCTTGCGCGCGATCTTCTCGGCCTGGCCGGCGGTGACGATCTGCCGGTTGGCCTGTTCGAGTCGGGCACGGTCGATGACGATCTCGTCCTCGGGCGGTAGGTCGATCTGGCGGCGGCACTCGTCGATCCGGTGCGCGATGTCGGTGTAGGCCGTTTCCGATCCCTCGACGAGCGCGAGGGTGACGACGTTGCGGTGCAGCCATCGCGCCAGCGATGCGAGGTCATCGGTGCCGTTGTAGTCGACCTGTCGGGCGTCGCACACGAACCGCACCCATCCGGCGAGGCAGCGGTGCAGCTCTTCGGCGGCCTCGGACGCGCCGAGGTGAAACGGCACGCACGGCTCGGGTCGCTGGCGTCGCGGCTTGCCGAGGTTGGGCTTTTGGATGCGTGCCTGGCGGGCGATGGTGACGGCGAGATCCTCGGCGAGTTCGGGCACGTACCAGAGCTTTTCTCGTAGCCTGGCCTGCTCGGCGCGGGATAGGTGAAAGTTCATGCTCACCGGTGCTCACCGCTTTCGAGTTCGGGTAGCGCGATCTCGCCGTCGATGGTGGGTTGCCAGGGTCGTTCGGCGCCGAGGAACACGACGCCCTGTGGCGGGTCGTAGTCGCGGTAGCTGTCCTGCGGGCGGTGCCACGAGTCGCGGCCGAACGGGCCGCCGGCGTAGCACGGGTCGCGCCGCATGTCGGTGAACTCGACGCTGCGAACGCCGTAGTTGCCCAATGGGTCGTCCTCTTGGCTCATCACGACGGGCGTGTCTGCGGGCACCTTGAGCAGTTGGGCGATGAGTTGGCCGGCGGTGAGTGTCCGGCTCGACTTGTCGGCGTTCACCGGTGGTTCTCCTGTCGCTCGGGTCGGTCTGGGCAGTTCGGGAATCGCGCGGCCATGTCGTCGTTCCACGCGACGGCGAGCAACTCGCCGAGTTCGTAGCGGTCGAGGCTCATGCGAAACCACCGATTCCCGCGGCCGTGCTCGCCGCTGGCGCGTTTTCCGGCGTTCCGAGGGTCACTGGTGCCGAGTCGCCGTTTCGAGTGTTTCTGGCGCGAATCTGCGCCTCGGCCTTGGCGGCGAAGTACTCGCGGATCGCGGCGATGGCCGACGCGCGGTCGACGCACGTCTGCAACCGCTGCTTGGCAGCCTCGAGCCGGTCGGTCGGCTCGACCGGGCCGAGGGTGACCGCCGCGGCGATGGCAGCGGTTTCCTCGGGCGCGGCCTTGCGGTCGAGTTGTTTCCGGCGGGCCTCACGCTCGGCTGCTGTCTCGCGGTCGACGCGAACCCGTTTGGCGGTGCGTGCGTGATGGATCAAGTCGCCGATGCCGATGGCGTGATCGGCCGGACTGTCGTAGAACGCCTGCAGCCCGTCGAGCAGATCCGACTCGGTGAGCTTGTGCCGCTCGACTTGCTCGGACCAGGCCGCGATGCGCGCCGCGTCGGCCTGCGTCACCCGGTCGTCGAGGATCGCGGCGAGCTTGAGCACCTGACCGATGGCCCGCACGGTGTCGGGCGATGCGTTGATCGTGATGCCGTCGACGATGAGCGTCATGACTGTTGGGCCTCCAGTTGCGCGGCGAGTTGTTCGGCGACCTCGTGTGTGGCAACGGCCTTGAGCGTCGGCCGTCCCACGCCCCGGCGGCTACGCGCTGCCGCGGCCTTGGTGACGTATTTCGGGATCTGGCTCGGTGCGAACGAATCCGACTCGCCCCAGAGCTGGATGCCTGCGGCGATGGCCTCGGGTGTCTGTCCGGCGCGCAGGCACCGGTCGAGGTGGGTCGAGATCTCGCCGAGGGTTTTCGCGTCGATGGGGGTGTCGAGGCTGTCGCTGTAACTGCGGGCGATCTGCTTGGCTAGCGGCGAGCTTTCGGTGGGGATGGCGGCGAATCGGGCACGGGCCACCTCGGCACCCGTTCGCCGGGTGGCCGGCAGTGGGGGTGCCGGTTCGTCGTGGGGGGTTTGGGGGGTTTCCCCTGTTCCCCTGTTCCCCTGTTCCCCTGTTCCAGTCGATGGGGTCTCGCGAGGGTCTCGCGACATACTCGCGAGGGTCTCGCGAGTGTCCATGTATTCGCAGGTAGACGGGTCGGGCAGCGGATAGCGAGGTTTGTTCGGCCGGTCGATGCGCTGATGCTTCTCCCAGTTGTTGACGTACAGAAATTGCTTGCCGTCGAGGGTGTATCGAACGATGCGACCGGCTGCGGAAAGCTGCTGCAACCCTCGCGACACTCTCGCGAGGGTCTCGCGAGGGTCTCGCGCTAGGTCGTCGGCGAACAGGTCCGCAGCGATGAGCGGCACCCGGTCGAGGCCGACGCCGTTGTCATCGACGTAGCTCCACAAGCCGATGAACAGCAGCCGCGTTCCCCATTCCTCGATTGCGCTGATGTCTTCCGAGCGCCAGAACTCGGGCTTGATGGACCGGATTCGCACGGTCAACCCTCCACAGCGTCGTTGGTTGGGCAGTCGGGGTGGTGGCCTTGTGTTTTCGGGTGCCAGCCGCAGTCGGGACACCGCTGCATCGCGATCGGCTCGCGGCGGCTGAACAGCAGTCGGATTCGCGGGTCGGACATCAGAACGCCCTCGCCAACTTCATGTTTCGTCGTCCTCCTCTTCGTCGGGTTCATAGCCAGGGCAGTCGCACGGCTCGCCGAACAGATCGCTCGCCAGGCAGTTGCCGTGCTCGTCGTGCTCGGTGCGGTAGTGCGTGCAGATGCAGATGCCGGTCACCGCGGTGACCTCCACGCGCTGCGCCGGTAGCGGCGACGCCGGCGAAACCACAACATCGACTCGGCAGTCATGACGCGTCTTCAAGGTCGAACAGGCTTGGCATGTCGCGCCGGCGCTCCTCGGCTTGCAAATACTTGACAGCATCGAAGTAGTAGCCGGGATTCAGCTCGACACCACGGCCGCGGCGACCAAGTTTCAGAGCCCGCAACGGCACGGTGCCCAGCCCGCCGAACGGGTCGAACACCAACTCGCCAGGATTCGAGAAACGAGTGATCAGCCGATCAACGATGTCGAACTGCAGGGGGCACACGTGCATTTGGACGTTGCGGCGTTTCTGCTCCCCGTTCAAGGTGATCATCCGGTTCACGTCGTGCCACACGTGAGGTGACCACGATCCCGGGGCGATGGCCATGAACGTGGCAGGCAGGGCACCGCGACCTTCGAGTTGCTCACCGATGCGGACGTGTGACTGGTAGTCGTAGACATCCTGCAGGCTGTACTTGGTGAACAATGAGGCCAGCTGGTCTGGTGGCAGCGCGGCGAGCTCGTCGGCTGTCAGTGTCCTGTTTCCGCTCGATCGCCAGAACGCGTGCGCGTCCACCTGCCAACGGGCACGGCTGTAGCCAGGACGGCAGGGGTTTTCCGGGTCGCATTCGCCCCAATCGTCCATGTTCTCGCCAGCGGGCATGCTGGAGTGAACCGTGCACCAGAAGTCACTCTTGCTCTTGATGACCGGTACGTCGGCATACCCACGGGACCTGTCTGTTTGCGGTTTGTGGAACAGCAGAATGTATTCCGGGGAGCCGACGCCCATCTTGGTGGCGTCTTTGCACTGCTCGGACCAGCCCAGCCGGTACGTCTGGTTGTTTTCCCGCACCACATCGGTTACGACGGTGATCATGCCGAGGTAGTCGAAGCCGTGTTTGCGGCCGTGGAAGATCGCCTCGGCGTGAAACGGGGACACGGTGGGCACGCCGGCGCCGGTGACGTTGCCGAACAAGATGCGGTCCTTGACGTGGCAGGCGTAGATACGGCCCGGCGCGAGGATGCGCAGCAGCTGCGGTGTGAGGTAGTCCATCTGCGCCCAGAAATGCGCGTTGTCGTCGGTGTGGCCGAAATCGTTGTAGCTCGGCGTGTACTCGTAGTGGTTGGAGAACGGAATGCTGGTGACAATCAGATCCACCGAATCGTCTGCCATTCTCTCGGTTTCGTGAACGCAGTCGTTGTTGGCGAACACCCATCCCTCACCGGATGTTTCGATGCGTTCGCATCCGATGGAGCGTTGCAGCGCTTCCGAAATTGCCTCGGGGTCAAGTCCGTACTCATGAATGATGGTGGTCATCGTTGATGTCAACTCTCGGTGTTGTGCCCATTTCTCGCGGATCACCCGCACCACTTCCCGCTCGGTTTCGGAATGGATCAAATGGGCTGTACAGGGATGGGTTTGGCCGAACCGCTGAATCCGGTGCAAGCTCTGGATCAGATCGTTGAACTTGTGCGTGATGCCGATGTAGACGCAGGTGTGCGCCTGTTGCAGGTTCATGCCCTGCCCGAGCATCACTGGCTTGCCGATCAGCGCGTAGGTGTCACGGTTCTTCCAGTCGGCCAGGCGGCGCTCCACCTCATCCGGGTCGAGTGACCCGTACACCGATGAAAAGCTCAACCCAGCATCCTCGAGGGCCTTCTCGATGGCGCGCTGCTCGTCGTTGAGGTCGCACCAGATCACAATCTGGCCCTCACCGTGCGCGGCGTGGTCGGTGACGATCTCAACCAGCTTGGACAGCCGAGCATCCAACGACCGGCGCTTTTCGGCCGCAGCCTGCGGCAGGCCGAGGTTCACCCCGCGCACCAACTGGCCCTGCCCGTCACGCTCGAAATCGAACTCATCGGCCGGCGGATCAACCTCATGCCACAACACCTCCAGCGGCGGCAGGTCGTAGCCGGTGGCGTCGTGACCGAGGTCTGCCGGGGATTGCACGAACGCCGCCCACGTGTTCAGCCACAGCCAGAACTCGTGTTCTTTATGCGGGTAGAGGGTGAGGTTGTTCGCCTTCGTGGAGTCCCGCTGGAACCAACGCGTGAGCGCCGCACCGGTGTCCATCACCCCGAGATAGCCCGCGTAGTGGATCAGCTCCTTGTACCGGTTCGGCGAGGGTGTGGCGGTGGCGACGTACCGGTAGGGCACCCCGTCGAACAGCTCGAGGAACGACTGGTACGTCTTGGACCCGAACGAGCGCAGCACGCTCGCCTCGTCGAGTGAGACGGCCGTGAACAGTGTCGGGTCGAGCTTTCCATCGCGAACGCTCTCGTAGTTGGTGAGGTAGATACCGTCGCCGCCGACTTCTTCTGTGCGGCGAACAAACCGGGTTTCGATGCCCAGCATGTTGGCGTCGTGGGCGAACTCGATCCGCACGCCCAGCGGCATCACGATCAAGCCTCGCCCACCGCCATGCTTGGCTAGCGACAGGCGCACGATCTCCAGCTGCATCACCGTCTTGCCCAGGCCGAACGCCGCGAAGATCGCGCGCCTACCCCCGGCGACCGCCCAACGCACCAGATCGCGCTGGTGCGGCAACAACATCGAGTGAATCTCGCCCGGGTCAACCTGATGGCCATAGGTGTTGTCGAACCTGGCCTTCGCCGCCACGAACTCGGTGTATGACATGCAATCGGTCATGCGTGCCTCCACGGGCCGCACGTGACGACGCGTTTCATCACCTGGGCGTCGGGCTTCATCCCCGCCTTGCGCTGCCGCACAGCGATATACGCGCAGTACCACTCCGGGTCGGGATGCACGTGGTACACCTGCATGCCCTTGTCGCGGCCACCCACCGCGGTGAACACCACGGCGACCTGCTCGATCACGGCGGGCTGGCTCGGCAGCGTGAGATCGAAAGCGAGCTGCTCAACGGTCACGATGCGACCTCCGCGGTCGTGCCGAGAGGCTTGCGTCGACCGCGCGCATCCGTCGTGGTGCACTCAAACTGAGCTGTCTTCGCGCGGTTGTCGGCGACCTCGAAATGGATCGCCTTGCCCAGGTGGTGATCCACGGCGACGGCCGGCGCGCCGCAATGCACGCACGGCCGGGTCTCGATATCGCTGCGGGTGAACACCTCGCCGACCTGCATCACAGACCTCCGAACAGCACGAGTTTGTCTCCCGGCTCGGACTCGGCTGGGTTGGCGTGCAGCATGATCCGGCCTTCAGCGGTGAGCTGATAGCGCGGCGTCTTGTCTCCCGGTACGGGTTCGATCAGGCCGCGGCCGACTAGAGCGTCGACTGTGTACGCAGACACCCGAGGGAACCCATCTGTGGCGACGGATTCGAGCGCGAACAACGTGAGGCGTTTGCGTGCTGCTTTCGTCTCACGTTCTTCGGCGGCTCGCAGGGCAGCGATCACCTGTTCGTATGTCGCGGTCATGATGCGGCCCCGAACTCGTGGTCCTCGTGCGCTTCGCACACCAGGTGCTCGTCGTCGACCGAGTACGCCGGGGTGGTGCCGCACACCTCGCAGTGCTGGCAACCGCGGCACAGCAGTTCGACGAGTTCGCGGTGCGGCACCCACCGGCCGCCGATGTTGGTGTGTTCGCCGGTCGGCGCGTAGCGGCCGAACCACCCGGAGTGCTCGATGACATCGTCGATGACGCTGCCCGGGTCGCTGCACGCGGAGTACTCGCCGTAGTCGGTTTCGGTGTAGCCGCACGCGGTGCAGCGCGCCTGGTAGTAGGTCACCTCGTGAACCGGCGAGAACGCCGTGGGTTCGATGGCGGGCACCTCGCCGAGCGGTTCGAGGCCATCCTCAGATGCGTTGATGCTCATGCCACCGCCTTGAGTGCCTTGATCCGGTCATAGCGGAAACCGCCCCAGTGCAGCTCGCCCTCGTCGGTCGACGCGCACACCACCGGCGCGGTGCTGTAGCCGAGTTCCTCGATGGCCGCGCGGATGCCGGGGTCGCTGTCGACGGGAACCTCGGTGTAGGCGATGCCGAGCTTTTCGAGGTGCTTTTTCGTCAGCGTGCAGCCCTGGCAGTCATCCTTGGTGTAAACGGTCACAACGGGTTTCACTCGGTAACCTCCGTTCGGTGTCCGTGCCGGCTGCCCGAGATGAGCGCCAGCAGATCGTCAACGGTCATGGCGACCCATTGCCGGCCCGGGGCGGCGACGCCGTGCCGTTTGTGGATGACGACGCCGACGAGGGCGTCGTCGTTGTTGGCCTCGGTGTGTGCCTCGTTGGTCCACTCGGGCAGCGCGAGCCGCGCGGTGTTCTTGCACTCGATGACGACGCGCTGCCCGTGCGCGCGAACGCCGAGGATGTCGCCCTTGTCGCGGGCACCGGTTTTCGCGCGCTTGTCGATGCGGTCGTCTTCGAGTGCGGCGGCGAGGTAGTCGGCGATGGTGCGCTCGAACCACGCGCCGGCGGCCTTGGCGCTGCGACGCGTGCGCGTGCGGGTCACAGCAGATCGCCTTTCGCCGTGCGGGTTTCGATGCGCGGCCGGGTATCGAGGTGGTGCCGGCAGTCTGGGCAGCACTTGCGCCCGGGCGGCAGGCTGATGCACCGGTCGAACGAGCCGCCGCACTCGCGGCAGTCGAGCGGGTTGTCGCGCCGCACGACCCGGCCCTCGTCGTCAACGACCTCGACAGCTTCGGCGTCGATGCCGGGGTGCCACGGCGAGTTAGCGAGCAGCGCGTGAATCTGCGCCCGCTGCACCTTGGCCTGCACGAACGGGAACTTGAACGACTCCGGTTTCGACTCAGCCAGTTCGGCGAGTAGCGCGTCGGCAGCGGCGTAGTGGTAGCTCGGCGAGCGGGTCATGCGGCCGGCCCGTCGAACACCTCGATCACGCGCGCCGCCTCGGCGAACGTGATGTCCTCGGCCCGGGTGGCCTGCACGCCGGCCACGTCGGCGAGGTACCGGAACCAATCGTCGTCGCTGTACTTCTCGGCCTTCTGGATCTCGGCCAGGCGCGCAAGCTGTTCCTTGCTCGCCATCTGCACCTCGGTGGCGTCGGTCGCCGCGGCGTCGGATACCACGACCTGCTCACGCTCGGCTGGCGCGTCGGCGACCTCATCGACCGGGTCGCCGATCACCTCGCCCTCGATGTGGGTCGGGTGGTCGATGGCGTCCGCGTCGAGATCCACGCGCACGCTGCCGTCGTTGTCCAAGGCGCGCTGAATCTCGGTCGACTTCGGCATCAGCTGCATGAGACGCAGCAGCATCGTTTTCTGCGCCATCGACTCGAAATGGTCAACCCACGGGCCAACGACCTTGCCGTTCTTTCGGGCCATCGCGAACCGGTCGCGGTGCGCCTGCATGTCGGCAACCGTCATCGGGTCGGTGATCGAGTAGCCGCCGTTCGCCAACCGGCCCACGGCATAGAACAAACGTGCCTCGCCGCGCGGCCCGTCGAGGCACGGCTTGTGAATCCACTTGTCCTCGGCCGCGCCATATTCGACGTCGAACACATCGTTGCTGTAGACGATGCGCGAGTGCAGCGACGCGATGCGATCCGACCGGTGACCGAGTTCGACGTAACCCTTGTAGCCGATGATGAGTTGCGCCTTGTTCGCACCGGCCTTGGCATCCCAGAACGGCAGAATCCACGCCTGGCCGAGCGCGCCGACACCCGGCCGCAGGCCGAGTTGCGCGCAGGTCATCGCCGCGCCGAGCACCGACCGCGGTTCGCACTGCGCGAGTTTCGGTGTCTGCGACATGCACGTCATCACGTCGCGAATCAACTGCACGGCCTCGCCGCCCTTGGGCATTGCGCGTTGGAACTGCGATTCCATCTGCACCAACTTCGCGCGCAGGTCGTTGCTGTTCGCCTGCTGCTGCTCGACTGACTGGCGGGCGCGACGCGCCAAATCACGTGCCATTGCTGCTATTTGCCTTTCGGAATGTAGATGGAAGTGGATTGGTACTGGCGGTAAAGGTCGGGGTCGTCGGCCTTGAGCCGGTTGCGGTCGATCACCTCGACCTTGTGCAGCCACGGGCCGTCGTCCTGCTCTTCGCGGAACGCCTTTTCGCGGAACTGTCCACGCTTGAGCGCCAAGAGCTTTCGGCCACCGGCATCGGCGAGCGCATCGGCACCGCGCAGCATGTCGGTCAGCACGTTGACCGCCCGCGCCTTGTCGGCCTTGGCTGCTTTCTCGGCGTCGAGCGCGGCCCGATAGTCGGCGACCGCGGCCTCGACCTCGGCCACCTGGTCGCCGTCGACGACGTCAACCGCCTCGTGGCGTCGCGGCCACCGCGCGGCGATGGCCTCGGCGGTCGCGTCCGACCCGTCAATCGGCGGCGCGACATCGGGAACGATGTACGTCTCCCACAGATGCCGCTCGGCCTCGTTGATGGTGTCGATCAGCTCGTCGTCGCGCGGAATGTACTCCCACCGCAGGCGATTCCCACCGACGAGGCCGGCGACGTATGCGCCGTCTGCGCCGGTGACCGCCATGCCGTGCTGTACCTGCAACTCGGCGTGATCGGGCACCTGGTCGTCCCAATCGTGCGCGAGCCACGCGCTGGCGTTCTTGATCTCGACGACCGCGTTCTGCGACAGGATCAGACCATCGGGGTTGTAGAGCTGCCAGGGTCGCACGAGCGACCGCAGCGTCGGGCACTCCACGATCTCGACGCCGAGGCGACGCGCAAGCTCGGCGCGGATGACCGGCTCGAGCAGGGTGCCCCACATCATCGCCTCGGTTTCATCGACCGGGCGCGACCGGCCGGTCTTGTCGGCCCACACCGAGAACGGCGACCCGTACTTGCCCATGCCGAGCACGGCCGAGCAGTCGGATGAGCCGATGCCGCGCCGACGCAGTTCGAGCCATTCCTCGCGCGTGTTGTACTCACCAGCGAGTTCGGCGTGCGCGGTCCAGAACGGTTCGCTGCTCATCGGGCACCGCCGATCTCGTCGCGCGCGTCGTCGCGGTCACCGATCACACCGAGGCCGTGCCGGTGCGCGCCAACTGCGGCGGCACGCTCGGTTTCGCTCATGGTGTGCGTGGCGCGGCGCCACTCGTCGGTCTCCCACTCGTAAGCCACGTCTGTCTCTCTTTCGATCCACCATTCATCTGTCGACCAGTCGTCGGGGTCGGGCTGCTGACGGAATCCCCATGCCAACGTCGCTGCAGCCGAGGCGATCCCGGCCACGACGAACAGTTCGCGCCACAGCAGCACGAACGCGGCCCACGCGATGACGCCGAACACCCACGCGGCCACAAGCAGCGCGCGGGTCACGAAGCCACCGCCTGGCGCGCTGAGAGATCGAGCGCCACGCATTGCCGCGAGCAGAACCGCTGCTCGGGGCGCCCCGGCATGAACTGCTCACCGCAGTACCCGCAGGCGCGGAATGCCCTGCCACGCTTCAATGCCAGGCGTTGATTCGGGGTCAAACCGCCCCAGATGCCGAACGCTTCATCGTTGGCGAGCGCGACCTCTAGGCACTTGGCCCGCACATCGCACCGCGCGCAGATGGTGCGCGCCGGTTCAACCGATTCGCCTTTCTCGGGATAGAACACCTCGGGGTCGGTCTGCGTGCAGGCCGCGCCGAGGGTCCAGTCATCCGGCTCGTACGATTCCCACGATTCGACGAGGCCGAGGCCGTACGCGCTCACGACGCCATTCCCATCACGAGATGCCCTTGGCGCGGTGATTGCCTCGACGCGGCGGCGCAGCGTGTCGATGCCCTCGTCGGGGTTGAAGAACGCGGCGAGCGCCATCGTGACCTGCGCGGCCTTCGCCGGGTGCCACTGCGCGAGGTTGACCAACTCGGCGTACAGCCGCCGCGGGTCGTCCTCGCGGATCTTCTCGGCAATACCGAGGGCGATGTTCGCGACGCGGTCGAGGTTCGCCTCGGGTATCATGTCGACCTGGCGGGTGCTCACCGGGCCTCACCACCGTTCGGCACCGCCGCGCGGGTCCAGTCCTCGCGGAACAACCGCCACCGGATCGCGTAGACGCTCGGCCGCCCCTCAGCGACGCGGTGGCGGCCCTTGTAGCGGCGCATCATCCGACCACCGCCGCCTGGCAACACGAGAACGCTGTCATCGACAGCGAGGTATTCCCTGCCGCCGTACAAGACGATTGGAAACCCGCCGATCGAGAGACCCGTAGGCATCACAGGTCGCACTGTCGGCGCGGGCAGCTCGTCGCACAACGCTTCCATCAGCTCGCACGCCTCATCGACCAGGCGCGGCTCCTCGGTCAGCAGCAGCGAAATCGCGCGCGTCACGCGAGAGTCGTTGAAACTCACCGGATCACCACCGATCCGGTCGGCAACCAACCCGGCTCGTCGGGCAGCACGTTGTGGTCAAACACCACGTATTCCTCGTAGCGAGCCACCGTGTCACCCGCGTAGTAGCCGCCCGTGCAGGACCACCGATAGCACGACACCGGCACGTAATGCGCTGGGGTCCAATACTTCCGCGACCTCGTCCAGCTGCCATTAGCGCGGCGCGGGGTGTCGCAGATGGTGCGTTTCTGCCCCCAGTCGAGCAGGCCCGGCGCCGCGATCGTCTCGCAACCAACCCCGGGGTCGGCGTCCGCGTGCGCCGCGTACCCAATCCCGGTACCTGCGAGCACTGCACCAGCCGCCACCGCGGCGAGGAACCGGCGCGCCGTGTGCTTGTGGAACGTGGTGCGCTTCACGATGCCACCGCCTCGGCGGTCAGCGTGCGCGACAGCAGGGCGGCATGGAACTGCAACAGGTCTCGCGTAGTGGACTCATCAAGCCCGGTCGCCGCCGCGTGACCGCCCTGGCCGTCGAGTAACGCGACCGTCCACGGGCCAAGGCTGAGCTTTGTCGCCATGCCGGCGAGAACCTCACCGTCGGGCGTGGTGACGACGGCATCCATGCCACCGCCAGCGGTCTCGTGGACCTCGCAGGGGTATGCTGACATTGCAACCTTCCTTATCGGTTTTTGAATGGGGCCTCGCGCTGCGTCACCAGCGCGGGGCCTACTTCTCTTGCGGAATGCCTGTTGTCGCTTCGAGCGCCGCGAACTGGGCGGCGCGGTCGCGAAGGGCTACGGCGAGCTCCGTGAGCATGTCCGCGCCGTCCATCTCGATGACGGCGGCCGCGGCGAGCAGAAGTTCCGAGTCTTCGAGACCCGCCGGGGAGGGCGCCGCGTCGGGGGTTTCGGCGCTCACCTCCCCGGCGGTATGCGCGCGCCGCGTCCCCTCGACACGCGCAGAGTCCTCGATCAACTGCACACCAGTGACCTCTGCGAACATCTCGAAATAGGCGTCGATCGCATCCCTGACCAACTTCGGGTAACCCGGCGGCACGGGGCTCTGCAGCTCGCTCGACCGCACCAGGTCCAGGTCTTCGACGTCGAGAAAGTCGCCGGCCTCACGCTCCGCAAATCCCTTGCGCCGCTCGTCGTATGCCGCCTGGACCGCATCGAAGAAGTCCGCGCCGCCGCGCAGAAGGCCAGCGATCGCGGCGATCACGACGCACCCGTAATCAGCATCGAGATGCCGACGACGATCACGACCACCGCCGCAATGAACGTCATGACGACGGCGAAGGCGTTGAACAAGGCACGGTCGTTCTTCCAAGCCCACACCGCACCGACCACGAACGGCATCAGCCCGACGATGATCAACAAGACCCCGATCACGCGTCACCCCCGCACGCCGCCGCGACGCCCGCAGCGAGGTCGCCGCGCAGCTCGTCGAGTTCGTCCTCGAGTTCCTGCACCCGGGTCAGCGCCTCGTCACGCTCCGTGCGCGCCTGCCGCATCTCGCCGCAGTAGTGCGCGACCTCGGAGCCGAGAGCAAGGTTGTAGGCGAGCGCGCTGCGCAGCAGGCCGGCGAGGTTCTCGATCTGCGCGAGGTGATCGGCGTTGTCGGCGTGGCGCAGGTAGCGATCGAGCAGCGCGGCTGTGCGATCGCCGAGTCGCTTGGAGTGCTCCACGATCTCGGCGTCGCGGTCGATGATCTCGGCGGCGGTCATCGGCATCATGCGGTGGCCTTTTCCTCATCGAGCAGATCCGGCACGGTGATGCCGAGGAACTCGGCGGCGGCGGCCAGCTCGTGGATGCGCCAAGGCACCTTGCCGGACATGCGTCGGTGGACGGATGGCTGGGAGAGTTTGAGGTGGCGCGCGAGTGCGGTTTGGGTCTTGTTTGTGCGGGCGAGGCCGATGCGGATGGCAGTTGCGACACTGTCGCCGCTCGCTTCTCTCTGCGGCATTAAATTTCTCACAGAGAAATTCATAGGGCGCAGAGCGCATCTGGTCAAGCACCTTGAGCGCCGCGTGTTTCTGTGAGGGAAATTTCAGCGCTATATCTTGCGCATATTCAGTGAGCGGGTAACGTATTCACCCATGAGCACTACGGTTATCGAACTCAACCCCTCCGGGGCTGACTTCCACCAGGAAGTAGCGAGCCGACTGCGCATCGGCCTCAGTGCCACTGGGGCCAAGAGCAAGGACGTAGCAAAGGCTGTCGGCATGGCGCCGAGCGCTTTCTCGAAGCGAGTCCGCGGTGCCCAAGTCCTCGATGTAGCCGAGGTTGACCAGATCGCGGCCGCGACCGGCCTCAGCCGCGACTGGCTGTTCACCGGCCAGGGGCCGATGTTCAACCCCGACGGATGGTGCCCCCAGCTGGGCTCGAACCAGCGACCTGCGGATTACCAGACCGTAGTCCGCCCCTTTCGCGTCCGTAGGACTGCTGGCACCCGCGACTCGGCTGCGTAGGGGATGATTACGGGCCGAGCGCCGCGGGGCCACAGCACCGTAAATGGAATTGCAGTTAACGCCGCCGAAACCAAAAAATGTCAGGCCGTGACACAAATGCACATCTCGACCATCGGGCTGGATGACTGGGAGATCTGGCAAACGGCCCAACGCCTGTCGCGACGCACTATCGACGAGCGACTGCGCGTCATCCATCTACTGCACGTCGAGTCCGGTGAGCAGCCGATCAGCATTCGCGCCGCCGACCTCGTGCGATGGATCGCCGACCACGAAGAGTGGTCGGACTCGACGGCCTACACCTATACGAGCTACCTATCGGCCTGGTTCAAGTGGCTGCAGCTCACCGACCGGCGCGAGGACAACCCGATGGTGAAAGTCGGGGCGCCCCGGCTGCCCGACCGCCAGCCACGTCCAATCAGCGACGCCGACGTGGCGACGTTGCTGCAGGCCCGCATGTGGACCTCGACGCGGCGCATGATTCTGCTAGCCCTGTTGGCCGGTCTGCGAGTCCACGAGATTGCCAAGATTCGCGGCGAAGACTTCGATCTGGCGTCACGCGTGCTGTGGGTCAAAGGCAAGGGCAAGCGGCTGAAGTCCGTTCCACTGCACCCGCTGCTGATCGAGATGGCATCAGAGATGCCGGCCGCCGGGTGGTGGTTCCCGATGCGGGGGAACGAGGGCGAGCACATCCTGTCGAAATCGGTGTCCGACATCATCGGCCGCACGATGCGGCGAGCTGGGGTGCGCGGCACACCGCATTGTCTGCGGCACTGGTACGCCACGACGCTGCTCGACAACGGCGCAGACATTCGCGTCGTGCAAGAGCTGCTGCGTCACAAGTCCATCGCGACGACGCAGATCTATACGAAGGTGCCCGACGCGCGTCTGCATGACGCGATCACCTCGCTCGACCCGTGGCGAGCACTGCGGCCCCGGATCACGCAGACGCGACCAGATCTGTCGGTCGCGAGCTGACCCTTTTCCCGTCGGTGAGGCCGGCGGCGTTTACTATGCGGCGGCATGGAGAACGTTCCACCATCACCGCCGCCCGGCTGGTATCCCGATCCGGCCGGTAGTGGGGGACAACGCTATTGGGATGGGCAGCGTTGGACCGAGCACTATGCGCCGCCGGCCGTCGCCGCGCAGATCGCTGATCGTCGGTTCACGGTCAATTACGGGTTCGCGCTGCTGGCGTTCTTCTCGCTCCTCGCGACGGTTGGGTTGCCGCTGCTGGCAATGGCCGGTGGCGCCGGGGCCGACGTTGGACCGTTCGCCATCCTGTGGATGCTGTGGGGTGGCATGTGGACGCTTGTTTGGACGGCGTTCGCAATACAACACACGTTGCGAAACCGGCGCTGACGCTCTGCCGCCGAGGGAACCGTTCACGCCTTGCGCGCGTCTAACTGTCATGCGAACCGTCGAGGGTGATCGACGCTGAGCTCCGGGCGCTCGCGGCGTATCGAGGGGTCTCGGGGTGCTCGGTTCGGGTGATCGACCGGCTGTTGGATGAGCGGCTGGCGGCGGGCCGGGAAGGATGGTTGCTCGGGGATGAACTACACCGCGACCGTCACCCGCGAGGGTGACATGTGGTTAGCCGAGGTGCCCGGGCTGCCGGGTGCTCGCGCATACGGACGCACTCGCTCACGCCTGCGCGAGGAACTCGCTGACGCGATCATCCTGTCAGCCGACCTCGACGACGACGCCGATATCAGCGTCCAGTTTCAGTTGGTCGAGCGGGTCACGAACTGGCATTTTTGATGTCTATCTTTGTTGACTAGAAATTGTCTACTGCACTAGACTAGGGTGGTGATCGCACCGGCACCGACCCGCGAAATCGTGAAGCAGCTGAAAGCGGCCGGATTCACCGACCGCGACGGCAAGGGCAGCCACACCGTTTGGACCTGCCAGCACGGCCGCGAGCAGGTCACGGTGCCGACCGGGCACCGCACGATCAGCCCAGCCGTGCGGCGCGACGTCAACAAGACCATCGCCGCCTGCCAGGCGAATTGCAAGGAGGTTTGACGATGCACACCTACAAGGTCAACGTCACCCGCGAAGACCGCTGGTGGATCATTACCGTGCCCGAACTTGACGGGTACGTGACCCCCAGCGGCGCGATCAACCGTGGCACCACCACACAGGCGCGCAGGCTCGCTGAAGTGCCAAAAGAAGCTGCCGACTTTATCTGCACCGTGACCGACTCCGCCCCCTCCGCGGTGATGATGGACGTCCGTATCGAGGTCGACGGGATCGACGTGACTTCTTACGCGAAGCACATCGAGCACGAACGCGCCCTGGCCGAGCGCCATGCGTGCACCGCCCGGCAGGACGCAATGCGGCTTGCCCGCGACCTCGCCGCCCACGGCGTCGCGGTGCGTGATATCGGCGAGGCGCTCGGGGTGTCGTTTCAGCGTGCTCAACAGCTCATTTCTGCGCCAAGTAAAGACCTTGCCAGCCTGGATTGACCCATGGCGCGAAGTTTGCGAAGAGGACATAAGGGCACAACCAGCGGGTTCGCCGAACATCTGGACGAATGACAACTACTCAACAGGGGGATATCGTTGCGGTATGAGGAAGACGACAACGCGGGCAGCAATAGCGCGGGCGAACCGCCGCGGGGTCGACACGATGAGCATGACTCCCCGGCCGCTAATGACGCATCAACGGATGGCCCAGAGCAACGCGCGGATGATCGTAACGTCCGCGCTGAAGACAGTGCGCTCAGCGAGGCGCGCGACAAGATAGATGCTGTCGACGAGGCCATAGAGGCCGAATTCGTTGACGAACCCACCAAAAATCGGTCCGATCTCCGGGCGGTGGTCGCGCAGTGGTCCGGTGAGCTTCCGCACCCAGCTGACGCCGAGCGGTACGAAGCGATCGCACCAGGCACGCTCGACCGGCTCATCAGGCTCAAAGAGCGCCAGATGGGTGCTGTGGAGCACGAGCTTCGGATAGATGAGCGGCGCGAAGAGACCATCAGAAGCGCCGTCGACGCCGAGTCCGATGTCAAGCGGTCACTCGCGACTGCTGACCGGGACGCGCTAAAGCGTGGGCAGTACCTTTCGTGGACCATCAGCCTGACAGCCATGGCGGCCGTCATCGTCGGCCTGTCGCTCGGATACCCGCAAGCACTTTGGGCTATCGGGGTGCCCATCGTCCAGGCGGGCGCCTCGCTGGTGCGAACTGTCACGCAGAGTCGCTCAAATGGCGACCACCGCAACGGCAAGGAGCCGCCGAAGGGCGAATGACCCTCCTACACAACGCAAAGCCGCTTACCGCGATGGTTGTTCACCGCCTGCTCGTGGATCTCGCGCAGGGTTTCCCGGTCGCTCGACCACCGGTCGCGGCCCTTGCGTTGCCCGCGAACCGTGATGACGCCGACCACGATGGTGCCGATGGCCGCGATGATGGCCCCCCGTTGGCGACGACCAGGCCGAGCAGACCGATGGTGTTCCGCGCCAAGGATGCCAGAGAACTTCAACCCCCACCACCACCGGGGACCGTTGGCCCCGCCGAAGCTCACTGATCGCCGCAGCCTGCGACTCGGTGCCAGCAGCTATGACGTGGGGCTATCTCCTCGTGTGAGGGTTGCTCAGATCGCCGCGAGTTCCTTGCCGGTGAAGTACCGCGAATGAGTACGCTTCAGGGTCTCGAGGGATGGACTGATCAGCGCTGCGATTTCAACGTCCTGGTCTTCGCGTGCGGCTTCAAGCTGGAGCCTGACGTGCATGGCCTCGCTGTGGTCGACAAACTCCCGCACCCGACGCTCGCGGGTACGGCGATTGAACTCGATCAAGAAACCTGGCATGTGTCTATCAACTCCCGTCTGTATCGAGCATACTGCGCATCTCGCGGAGCATTTGCAAGTACGAATCCCGGTGCTGGTTCAATCGCGTCCTTGTCTCCTCGGCCTTGCGGAAGGTCCTATCCAGCGCCTTCGACACTCTCCGGTGATTAATCGGCCCCGACGCCCTCGCGAGCGGCCGCATCTCCGCCAGCCTTTCCTTTAGCTGATGGAGCTCGTCTTCGAGTTGGGCCAACTCGACCGTGGACTCCTCACTACTTGCTAACGCCGCGGACATCTTGTGCATTCTCTCGACCAGCTCGCGCGCTTCATCGTCCTCTGCCGACGCGCCGTAGCGGATACCTCGACCGTACCGGTCGCCCAGTCGCTCGTAGGTGTTCGCCCATTCGCTCTGAGGCACTGTTCGGATCTGGACCTCCACGCGGCCGGCCGGCAGTCGCAGCCAGACGTGGACGGCACGATAGCCACTATGGGGGTTTTCTCGCATATCGCGTATCCGAGACCGTTCCCCGAAGTGTGTGGCGATCTCCTCGGCGAGTGCCGTCTGAACCTTGAGATCGATGTCGGCGTCGATTCGCACACCCGCCAGGTCTTGGACCTCGTCGAGGCTCATGCTGCGTTCTCGCTGCAGCTTCTGAATCAGCGTGTCGATGGTTTTGGGGCGAGCGGTGATGTCAAACAATTCAGAGGGGCAGGCTTGCCAATCGGTCGTGTAGAGCGTGGCGGCGACCTCGGCGGCCAGCTCGTTGTGCCACAGCATCACCTCGTTGTATCTGGCGTGCTGTTCGGGTGTAGCGGTACCGCTGAAAAGAGCTTCCCCGAGCCGTTTCAGCTCACCTTTGCTCCACGCCGGCGCCACGTTGATGATGCTCGATGGGCGATTCTCCACCGGCGTAGTCTCTCAGGTCGTTCGCTTCGAGGTGTCCTAGAACCTAGCGGGCGAGCGGCACTGAGAAACAAGGAAACCGCCCCCAGCCCGAGACGGCCCGGGGGCGGTTTCTTCGCGCGCAGGCGTCTATTGCGCCCATCGGCGATCGCCAGCGATGCGTTCCTTGCGCTCGGTGCGGATCTCTTCGCGGATCCCGCCGATGTCGCGCTCGATGCGCCGGAACCCGTCGACGACCAGGTCGCGCAGGTCGTCGAGATCCTCGCGCAGGTTCGTGTCGTGGGTGTTCACCACGTGCTCGTGGATCTCGTAGGTTTTCGCGTCGACCTTGCTCGCCCGGGCGCGGCCACGGCGCTGCCCTCGGATCGCCACCCACAGCGCCGCGAACGCTGGCAGCGACCCGGGCAGGCCGATGATGAACAGTCCGAGCAGGTCGATGGTGTCGTCGGGGTTGTAGACATCGGCCGCGGTCTGCAGTGCGCCAGCGAGCATCACCGCGTTCCGTCCTGGTCGAGGTTGGCCAACGACGCGGTGCCCTTGGTGCCGAACGGCATCAGATCAGAGCCGAGAGAGGTCAGCAGCGACAGCGCCGCACCACCGAGGGCGATGCCGCCCACGGTCTGCCAGTCCACGGTCCACGCGTTGAACGCCTCGCCGCCGAGCGCGAGGATCGCCGCCTGCGCCGAGCTTTTGACCGCGCGTTCGGCCGCGTCCTTCCAGAACTTCAGTGTCCACATGAGGGATCGGTTTTCCTTTCGCGGGGTTACGCGCGCACGGGCACGCGTTGTGCCCAATCGCGCACATGCTGAACGGCCAGCCCTAGATAGGTCTGGCCCGGCCACACCTCCCAGGCGTGGTAGTTGATGTGGGGCGCTGTGCCCGATGCGGCGAACCGGATCGCGATGATCGCGGCCTGCACCGCGGCGGCCGGGCCGGTGAGAGGGCCGCTGGCCGCACCGCCGATCAGCCCGGCGAGGGTCGAGGTGAGTACCGGCAGCATCAGTGCCGCCGTCTCGGCCGGGTTGCCCGCCGACAGTCCGGCGTGCGCCAGCAGCGGCACGCTCACCCCTGCCTCGGCGAGCACCGTCGGGATCGCCCGGATGATCGCGCGCAGCGTGCCGAGCGGATCCGACAGCTCGACGTCGACGACCGCCTGATAGATCGCCGTCATGATGTCGCCCGCGTCGCCGAGCGGCACGTTCGCATACATGTCGTCGGGGTGCACGAGCTCGCACCAGTCCCAGGTGCAGCACGAGCGCGGCAACTGGAAATCGGAGATCCCGCGACCGTTCGGGATCGCGCCGAGGTAGTAGGTGTGCCCGAACGGGCGCGACGGGTTGCCGAGCGCGAACCCGCACACGTAGTTCTCGCGGTACTCGGCGAGCGGCTGCCCCGGTTCGAGCATCGCCCGCAGCCGCGATGCCACGATCGCGCCCGCCGAGTAACCGCCGAGCACGAACGAGCGGCCCGAGCGGATCTCGGCGGCGCCGGACGCGACGGCGACCTGAACCGCCTTGTTCATCGACGGCGAGTTCGGCGCCCCGGGCGGCAGCCCGCCCATGCTGGCTGCCCACTCCGGGTTTCGTTCCTCGACGAGATCGGCGGCGCCCTGGCAGACGCGCGAAACGTAGTCTTGCCCGATCACACCACCGGTGCCCCGGAACACGATCGCCAGGTGGCGCGGCTTGCTCGCCGGGGTGTCGAGCAGCCCGAGGGCGCGCAGGTCGCCCTCGGATACCACCCCGTCGATCCACTGCTGGGTTCGGCGCTCGTACTCGCGTTGCACCGCCGCGTCGTCGTAGCCGAAGTGGGCGTCGACGCGCAGCGGCCCGCCGTCGGCGGCGAGGGCATACGCCTCGAACCGGTCGACCATCGCCTGCTGCCAGGCGGCGACGAGCGGCCCGGACGAGCCAACGCGAAGCTCGGTCACTTCATCACCACACCGGGCTTGCCGCGATCGTCGGTGCCGAGCACCTTGTCGCGGATCTCGGCGACCGCCTCGACGAGTGTCTGCCCGCCGAGACAGTTGAACCGCATTGTCAACTGATCGTCAGCCGGTCCGACGACGACCGGCTTCGGGGCGGCGGGCGCCGGTGCCGGGGCGGGCGCGGCGGGCTGCTGCTGGAATGACAAGCCGAGCGCGGCGAGGGTCGCCGGTCCGGCGATGCCGTCGATCGTGAGGTTCGAGCGGCTCTGAAACTCGCGCACGACCGCCTCGGTCAGCGGCCCGAACTCGCCGTCCTCGTCGAGGTCGGAATAGGCGGGGTAGTCGCGGTTGAGGCGAGCTTGCAGCGCCTTGACGCGCTCGCCGGTGCACTCGTAGCGCGAGCAGTCGCGACCGAGGTAGACCGCGCCAGGTGCAGTAGGCGTTGCGGGCGTTGATGTTCCGCTGCCCACGATCGGCCCGGGCAGGTAGAACCAATCGTGAAACATCGAATGGTTGTAACCGCGCGCCGGTCCGCCGACGCGCTGCCCGTAGCTGCCCGAGGACTCGATCGCGACGCCCTCGAGCGTGCAGGCCATGTGCGAGTTTGCGCCGCCGCCCGGACCGTGCTGTAGCCCGATCCGCAGCGCGGCGTCGGCGGGAATGTCCTGCGGTCGAGCGACTCGGATCGTGCCGAACGGGCCACGCGAGCCAGCGGGACCGACGTAGCGATATGCCTCGGTCGACAGCCCGTGGCGCGACCACGCCATCTTCTCGCCGTTGACGAGCGCGTCGAGAACGTGCGTGACGATGCCCGAGCAGTCGGTCGTGCGGTTCACATCGGTCTTCGACCAGACACCGCCGTAGCCGTACGGCTTCTTGTCGCGGGCGCGGGCAATGGCGAATGCGTAGTCGACGTTCGCGCGCAAGATCGGCATAGCGTTCAAATCCTCTCTGGCATAAAGAAACCCCGCGCGCACGAGGCGGCGGGGCAGGTGTGGATGCGGGCTAGAAGCTGGGGCGGTCGTCGATGATCCGCTCGACGAGCGGCAGCGTGCCGGTCGCGAATCCCCACGACAGCAGCACGCTCAACACGATGCCGCCGAGCAGACCGGCGCCGAGGGCGACACCGACCCACGGGAACGGCTTCTCGATGCCGAACACGGTGTAACGGTCCATCATTCGCCCCGATACTTGAATCGCGGTGTCACGTCGACCTTGAGCTCCTGGGAACCGTCGTTGACGGTGATGCTCGCGGGCAGGCTTTCGCGGCGTAGCAACGTCGAGCCGTTGAACACTCCGTACCCGTTGATGACGGTGCCGTTCGAGACGGTGCCGCCTGGGATCGTGATGGTCACGGTCGATCCGGTCACCTGCGCTTTGTCGACGCCGCCCTCGGTGATGTCGGTAGCGGATCCCCAGGTGGTGTCTGCGTACACGGTGCCGACGCGAGTGCTGTTGGAATACAGTCCGATTCGGTTGCCGAGCGCGCAGATCGCGCTCGCGCAGGCGCGCCGGTGCGCGGCTTCATAGGTTGCCATGTCGTTGCCTCTCAGCCGATGGTTTCATAAGTGGAATAGTCGAACCGCACGAGCGACAGCACGACGCCGACGCCGGGTTGCACCGCGTCGATGAACGCCTGCGCCGCCTGCTCACTCTCAAACTCGATGACCTCGGTCGTCCCGCCGAAGTCGCTGTACGCGGTCTGGAATGCCACGCCGTATCTCATTGCCTCGCCCTCAGATACGCGGCGCCCGGGGCGCCCTTGCCGCCGCTGTTGGTGCCGATGAAGTTGCCGTTGCCGCCGCGACCGCCGCCGCCTGGCGGATTGCCAGCGGTGCCGTTGCCCGAGGTCGTCTCAGCGCCACCGGTGAACGTTTTCCAGCCGCTATACGTGTAGTTGCCCGGGCTGCCACCACTTTGGTTACCAGACCGTTCACCAGAACCACCGGGCGCCGACAGGAACGGCGAGCCGGAAACGATCGAGGCGGTCGCTGCGGATCCGTTCGCGCCCTGGCCGCCGATGCCGATGATCACGCCGTTGCCGCCGTTGCCGCCGTCGGGAACGATGATCGTGATGTTGATGATTTCCCAGCCGATGCTTACGCCGCGCTCGAGCGTTGTGCCCGCCCAGCCGCCAGCGTTACCACCGGCACCGGCGAGCGCGCCGGTATTGCCGTTGCCGCCGCGACCGGACCCACAGAGCACGATGTCGACGTACCTGCACCACACCGGGATCTTGTAGGTGTACGCGCCAGGCGCGGTGTAGCTCGTCTCGACCGCCGCCATCGGCGTGAACACGATCGTGCCCGAGTCGGCGCCCAGACCCGAATCAGTGCCGATGAAACCCGGTTTGAGCTCGGCGAGCATGTCGGCGCCGACGCCCGAGTCAACAACTGCGATACCGGCTTTCATCGAACTCGCGCTGTCGGCGCCGACGCCCGAGTCGACGCCGTGCAACCCGATGCCCGCCGCCTCGTCGACGCCGACGCCCGAGTCGAGCCCGATCAGCTCGGGCACGATCAGCGCCGAGTCAGCGCCGAGACCGGTGTCGACGCCGAGTGTGCCGACGCGCGGCAGCGATGCCACATCGGTACCGATACCGGTGTCGGCGGCGAGCAGGCGCGGCACGATCAGCGCGCCGTCTTCGCCGACACCGGAATCGGTTGCGGTGAACCGATACCACGGGAACCACGCGGGTCGGTGATTGACCGGCGCGGGTGTCTGCGGCGTCGGGAACCACGCCGTTCGGTGCTCGCGCTGCGGGACGGTCGGTGACGGTGACCAGGGCATCACGCCACCAGATCAGCTGCGACGTACCTGTCGATGTAGGCCGTGCGGTACGTCGTGAACGCGGAGACGTTGCGGTTGCCCAGGCCGAAGCCATGGCGACGCCACGCCTTGCCGATCGGCACGATTTCGTCGGTGTCATCCCACTCCGCACCGGGCACCGCGACACCGTTCTTGTACACCTTGTACAGCGAGCCGACCGCCCGGATCTCCAGGTCATCACCCGGCGCGAACGTCGTCGTCGCCGTCGCCCGCACGGTGCCCAGCGAGGTCATATTCGTGATGTTGGCGATCCTGATACGCAGGTTGCCCGCCGAGTTCGAGTCGAGGTGCATCGCCACACCCGACGTGCCCGTGTTGTTGCACCGCACGTAGGCGCGCGTCGTCGTGTACCCGTAGGTGTTCGCGTTGAACTGCGTGTCCAGCGTGATCGTCGCCGAGTGATCGTTGGTGTGCACCGGCGTCAGGCACAGCGCCGACCGCCAGTGGACCTCTTCGCCGATCGCCAGCAGGTCCGAGGCACAGTAGATCGCGCCGCTGTCGATACCGAACCGGCTCCCGGACGTGCCGATCTGCTGGAACGACGGCGAGGACCAGCTGTTCGTGTTCGACACGTCGAAGTTCATGCTGAGCGTGACCGGGCTGGCGTCCTCTGGTGTCGACTCCACCGCCTGGCCGACGCTCACCCAGATGCGGTGCGTCGCCGTGTGGTTCAGCGCCGACTCGGTGATCGTCTCGGGCAGCGTCGACTGCCCGGTCAGCAGCTCAGTCGCGGCCTGCGGATAGATCAACGCCGACGTGGTGATCGGCTGACGGCGGATCGCCGCCACGGTGAACGACCCGCCGACCGGCAGGATGCCGACCGCGAACAGCGCCCCCGCGTCCACCAGCACATCGGCCGGCAATTCGCAGGGCGTCTCGTACAAGCCCGCCCCGGTGGTGATGTCGCCCTTCATATCGCCGAAGTTGTGGACTAGCGCCATGTTCCCGGTCTCGGGGTCGATGGCGTACAGGCCGACGTACAGGGCCGTTGGCGGCGGCGTGTCGCCGCCCGCGATGAACCGCGCAATGTTGATCAGCCGGTCCTGCTTCACCCGAACCGCAGAAAGCGCCAACGTTCCGGCGGCGATCGTGTAGCGCGGGCGAGAGGTCACCGGCGTCAGCGTCAGGCTGGTGATGTTGTGCGTGTGCACCTCAACGTCGTCGGCGACGCTGGCGGTCCAGTTCGCGGGCAGCGTGCCGAGGTTGGCGCGCGCCGTGGTGCCGCTGACGTTGTACGACAGTTCCGGCACCAGCAGCGCGCGCGGGAACGACACGTCCTCAAACGGATTCGGCGTCTCCCAGTACGACACATTCTTCGGCGCGTTCGCCTGATTGGCCAAGGTGATCGTCGACTCTTGGGCAACCAAGATCTCCTGGCCCACCGAAACCATGATCTCCTCGACGTCCTGGCTAGTCTGGCCCGTCACCGCAGTACGTCGATACCCGCCCACAATCCGGTTCCACGTATCACGGATGTCATCGAACACATCCGCGATGGCGTCACCGGCGTCGGCCAGGTCGTCCTCGAGGTGCTCCACCAGGTCTTGCCCGATCTGCCCCAGCACCGCGCCGGGGTTGTGCAGCAGGTTGTTCGCCAACGTCGCGAGGTTCGCCAACGCTTCAGCCGCGTCCTGCACGCCATCCTGCGCGCGGTCGCGGATCCACTCGATCTCGTCGGACAGGTCGAAAATGTCGTCGAGCAAGTTGCCCGAGGGCGTGATGCCCAACGCCGACAGTGCTGATTCCACCCATGTGCGAACGAAATTCAGCAGCGACGCCAGATCCTCGGGCAGGTCCTTGGTGAACGCCTGCGGGATCTTCTGCGTCGCTTGCAAATACACATTGTCAGCCTTGACTCGGCCACCGGTGGCTTCGTCGGAGACGACCGTCTGCACCGACACGTGAGTGACGCCCGAGGCGGGCACGGTGTACGTGCCCCAGGCGTTGAGCTCGTCCCAGTCGTGCGAGCCCGACGGTGACTCGTCGCTTGCCAGCCACACCGCCGCGCCGGGTGTGTCGCCGTTGTAGGGCACGAGCTCGATGCGCACAGCGTTCGACTCGGGCTCGGCCTCGACGTTCTCGTATTTGACCTGCGCGCCCGCCTTGAGCACCCAACCGGGCGAGACCGGCTGCGGCTCGGTGCTCATGATGTGCCACTGCCCGTCGCACTCGACCACGGCGCAGCCGAGGGGCGTTGTGGCGCCGTCGGTCGCGTCGTGAGTCCAGCCCGAGCCCTCGACGATGGTCACCGGGTCGTCGAACCCGCCCTCGAGGAGCAGCGTGAGCTTCTCGTCGGTCAGCAGCCCAATCGGCAGCGGCCCCAACAGCCCCGGCAGGATCCGAGACACGATGTTGAGGAACGGCTGCACGATCGTGCGCACGAACTCGCGCGCCGCGTCCTCGGGATCGAAATCGGGGTCGGTGAAGTCGATTGCGCCGAAGAACTGTTGCGCCCCAGCGATGAACGCCACCACGAACGGCAGGTCAATTCCCTTCCCGTCATCGAGGGACGCCACGAATGCGTCCCACGAGGACAGGTCGATTCCGGCGCTGTCGTTGATGTCGCTGATGATGCGGTCGCCGAGGTCGTCGGCCCAGTCCTTGAGCTGATCGAACGCCGCACCGAGCTTGCCGGGAACGAATATGCCGGCCAATGCGAGCACCACCTGCTTGAGGAACTGCTCGACCAACTGCCCGCCGAGTTCGTGCAGCTGCTGCGCGGTGAACGGGCGCGTGATCTCCGAACCTGGCCGCGTCTGGTGGATGGGCGCCGAGGGAATGTTCGACGCCCAATCAGGCATCTCGATGGACATCAGAGCGGCCACACCTCAGCGGAGAACATCGACGCCGACGCCGACGCGGTGTAGGTCGAGGAACCGGCCTTACGTTCGAGCCGCACGTACAGAGTGGCGCTCTCGCCCGCAGCGAGGGTGTCGTAAGAGTCCGACACGGTGCCCGGGTTGATCGGCTTGCCGGGTGCGAACATCAGCCGCTCGGTGGCGGCAATGCCGATGCAGTGACCAACAATGTTGCCGCCCGATTCGTTCTTGAGCCGCGCCACCAGGTCGACGCGCACATCGGCGGCCTCACCGGTCACCACGGTGTAGCCCTGTGCCCGCACGCGCCGCGCCCACGGCCGAGCAGGAATCGAGATCGGGCACAGCGTCGCGTTCACGTTGCCCGACCCGACATTGTCGATCTCGCCCGGGTAGAACACCTCGGGAATCTTCTGGTCGACGATCTCGAACTCGTCTGCGTCGCTGTTGACCGCGAGCACCTGGCCCGCGGTGCCACCGCCGAAATCGGCCGGCGTCGGGGTGCTGCCGCCGCCGCCCTCGGCCGGCGCGGGGCCGTGCAGCGAGAGACTCATCTGCCATACGCCGGGGTCGTCGCCGTTCGGTGGCGAAATCTGCGTCCACGTGCCCGACGCTGGGGTCGGGTCGTCGTGCGCCAGCTCGGTGACCGGAATGTCGGGGTCGAAATTCGGCGGCACGCCGGGGTCGCCCTTTTCGACGCCGACGATGCCCGAGGCGATGCCGCCGTCCTGGCGCAGCATGATGACCGCCATTCCGGTGGACGGGTCGACCGGGATGAAGAAATCGCCCTGCCCGTGGTAGTGCGGGGCGCCGTTGTAGTCAACGATGGGCCATGCCATGTGTGTTGTCTCCCATCAGGATTGTGGGGCTAATGTGAGTGCGTTGATCGCCTCGAACGCCTCGGTGATGAACCGTTGATGCTTGGCCAGGGGCGGCTCGTGCCGGCGGCCGTCGCCGATTTGCACGGTGACCGTGCGCTCGTCGGGCGTGATGCGCCACATGTAGTTGGTGACGTAGTCGGTCACCATCCGAGTCCTGGCGAGATAGACCAGGCTCATGAGGCTGCCCTTGAAAATGTCGCGGCCGAGCGCGTATTGGTCGCCGTTACGGAATGTGACTTGCGCGGTGGTGTGGCCCTGCGAGTCGAACAGCGCGTTGATGAACGCGAACATCGTCTCGACGTTGTACGGCGCCGACGCGGTCGGGTGCATCCGCTCGATGGCCGGGTGGTAGGGGCCGACCTCGTCGCGTCGCTCGTAGTGCTGCACGAGCTGGAACGCCAGGAACGCATTGTTGAGGAAACCCGACAGCAGATCGCTCGGAATGCCGGTGAATCCGACCGCGATCATCAGGCTGTCGATGGCCCATGCGAACGTCGCATTGAGCAAGTCGTTCAACCACTTTGGGCTGCGCCCGCCGATGATGTGCTGCCAGCCCTCGGGCGTGTGGTCGGCGATCTCGCACGAGATGATCGACGAGTCCTCACCCGGTTCGGGTGCCACCACGTAGGCGTACGGCTGCTCGAAATCCACGCCGAGCTTCGGCGCGTAGAACACGCCCTCCATGCCGGGCACCTGCTTGATGACCGGTTTGAAGATGCTGCCGAGCGCGCCGCCGAGGTCGACCACTTGTCGGATGACCGAATCGGCAACAGTTTTCGTCGGACCCTCGATCTGCGACCCGTCGCGCGTGGAGAACACGTAGGTCGGTTGGTCGAGGGTCACCCACTGGTCGGGCTGCGGATCACCAGGCAGGAATAGGTCGACGCTGCCGGTCACACCGTACGGCCGAGTGATCCTCTTGATGACTTGCCCAACGGTTTCCATGCGCACCGTTTCGGCGGCCATCGGACTGGTGTCGAGGAACGGGTTCGTCCGCTTGACGTACATCGGGGTGCGCAACATGCGCGTGAACGTGTCGATACTCAGGCCGTCACGTTTGAGTGCCTGCAGCACGGTGCCGAGCCACGCCTTGAGTTGCGGGTTCAACGACAGGCCGTTGTTGATGAACTCGAGCCAGCCCGACTGCAATCGGATCGCGCACTCGGCGACCATGTTCTCGAGCACGGTCTGCAACGCCCACATGAACACCGCGTGTGAGATCGGCTGCGCCTGAATCGGTAACCACCACGACGGCCAGATGACGTAGTAGTTCAGGATGTCCCAAATGCCGCGTAGTTCAACGGTGCCCGTCCACTCGCTGTTCTCGTACCGGTAGCGGTGAACCTTGGTGTAGAACGCCTCACGGATACCCGCGGTTTCCACGATGACACCGACAAGGGTGTTGCGGCAGTCCATGAACATCGGGATCAACGGGCTGTTGCCCTTGAGCACCAGGCGCCCGGTCGGGGTGTCGTTCACCGGACTCGCGCCCGAGCCTTCCATCAGGTCGTTGCCGACGTAGCCGATGGGCTGCCACATCTTGTCGCACACCGTGAACCGAAACTCGGTGTCGACCTTCGATTTCTTCTCGGTCAGCCACCGCGCGGTCGTCGCCATGCGGTACGGGTTGCCGGACTGGACCGCGGCCCGCCACACATCGAGGTCGGATTGCTCGACGGCCATCAGAGCGGATACCTCCGCAGTGGTGTGCCAGCGGCGATGATCTTGGAATCAGCGTCGCCGCCGACGATCTCGACCTTGACGTGATATGTCGGTGCCGGCTGGCCGGCGGGTTTCGGCGGGATCGCGGCCCGCTCGGAGAACCGGCCCTTGAGGTACTTGTAGAGATTGCCCTGCGCGGTGCGGATACCGAACAGCGACTTGATCTGATTTTCCATCGCGGTGCCGTTCACACCGGTTGCCTTGAGCAGCTTCGCAACAGCCTCTTGGAAGATGTTCAAGTCCTGCGGCGAGGGCGGCGTGACCGTGAGATCCTGCACGAGGGTGGTGTTCACGCGTGGATCGGTGCGCAGAAACACGATCTGGTTCCGCAGGATCGGCCCAAACTCGACGTACTCGTTACTGCCGGGGCCGTCGTAGAGCCGGAACGTTCCCGGCCCGAACACGGTGTAGTCGTAGTACATCTTCTGGTCGCCGATGTTGACCATGTCGAGCCATCCCGACTGCGTCACCGAGGCGTTGTCGCCGGCCGAGATCTTGCGGATGGCCGCCGGGGTGGCCTGCGTGAGCAGAGCTGCGGCGGCGAACATTCCGTTACCGACGCCGCGGTTGTTTGGGCCGAGCGGCGACCCGGTGCCCGTTTCTTTGTGCGACAGGATCACGTTGCCGTTGCGTAGCACCTTGAACATGCGCGGGTCGCCGTCGTATCCGCATACCAGGGTGAACTTTTCGCCCGGGGCCGGGGCGATGAGCATCGGCAGATGCTCGGTGCGCAGGGTGGTTTCCTCGAAATCCACTGTGTAGAACAGCCGGATATAGCCGATGCCGTACTCGACGAACACACCGGACCCATCCCACGCGCCGTCTTCGTCGCGCCCCATCCGGCCGCCGAGAATGTTGCACGACGTTTTCGGCGTCGACCACTCTTGAACGGTGCCGTGAACCTGCGAGATGACCTGGTTGTCGGTGGCGGTCTCGAAATCCGGCCACGGGCCGTTGATGACGCGCCGTGAGTGCGTGCCGAACGGGTCGTCGGGGTCGTCGACCCAGATCATGCGGTCGCCGTTCGACGTGCAGTAGCCGCCGCCGCTGCCTGTGTAATACTGCGGAATGTCACCGAGATCCTGGGTGGATCGGTTATCCGCGGTGAATGTGTCGGTCATGTCCTCGTACGAGAACGTGAACGTTGACACGTGGTCGTACGACCGCCACAAACCGGCATCGCCTTGCAGCCGCAGCGACAGCGGTTTGCCCTGCGACACGATGTTGACCGGATCGGTTGGTGCGCCGTTGAGCCACCGAATATCCGACCACCAATGCCCGAGGTCGGGCGTCAGGAAATTGACCGTGGCGGTGTTGATGGCATCAATGGACGCGATGAGATCGCGGGCCACCTCGACGGCGTGATTCGGCGTGCGCCCAACACAGTTGACGACCATCTCGATTTCGTTGGGATCGAGCAGCGCATCGACATGCGTGATGCCGTCCTGCGTCGCGCCCTTCTGCTGAATATGCTTCCACGGCGCGATCAGACCCTTGAGGCTCACAAGCTCCACGCACTCGGGTTCGGTCGGGTCGTGGAACGGCGCTGCCAAACCGCCGAGCAAGTCGAATCGTGCTGTCTTGTCCCATGATTCGAGCCACATCATCGGGCGGGTGCCCTTCGTGACGTGGTACCAGCCGTGAGGGGTGATCTGTCCGGCCGGGTAACGCTTGGTCGCCATCTCATCCCCTCCCTGGCGTCACGTTGGCCTGTTGCATGTGCCACGCGATGTCGCGGCCCGTGCCGTCCTCGGTGGCGCGCTGGTTGTTGACCGTGATGTTCACCGGGCCTGGTTGTTGGCCCGCGGCCTGCCCGTGCTGCGTGGCGTTCGGGTCGGCACCGGCGACCTGCTCGGCGCTCGGGCCTGCCTGATCGCCGGCGAGGTTCGGCAATGCCGGTGCGGCGCCGGCGAACGCGCCCGCGATGCGGGTGATCCAGTTGTTCGCGGCCATCTCCGACCCGCCGAACGGCACCAGCGTCTCGATGGCGCCGTTGACGCCGATACCGACTGCCTGAGAACCGAACTCGATCAATCGGCTGATCTCTTTGATGCCGGTCTGCGCGGCCTGGCCCGCACCGGGCGCCAGGCCGTTGAGCGCCGCGCCGCCGGCCTCCATCGCGAGGCCGATTGCGCCGCCACCGCTGAGGCCGATGCCACCGCCACCACCCGGCCCCGACGCCGGGGCCACGCCGCCGTACTGCCCGGGCGTGAACGGCGCGGCCGACACACCCGCCATCGATGCGGCGGGGTTCGTCAGCGCAGGGTTCGTGTTGGCCGGAGAGTAGACCAGGCTGTCCGGCATGACACCCGCCGCACCGGGCGACACGACGGGCCGGTAGTAGTGCTGCGTCAGCGCCGGGTCGTCTGCGCCGGTGCCACCGATCCCTCGGCGGGCCGCCGCGGCCTGGCTGCCCCAGTTGAACGGGGTGCCACCGGGCAGCGTGGCCTGCATGTGGCCGCTGTTGAACGCGACGCGGAAATCGCCGGGGCCACCCGTACCGGGCAGGAACCCGCGCGAGGTCAGCCACTCGGCGGCGTTCCCGGTCGACATCGACCGGCCGCCGGTCGGCCGCCCGTCGAGCAGGTTGACGAGATCCTCAACCGCGCTTGAGCAGTCACCGATGCCGCGGGTCAGGTCAGCAATGCCGGTCTGCGAGTAGGTGCCCGCGGGCACGTTCGCCAGCAGCGCCGCGTCACCGAGGTACCCGGCACCGGGCCGCAGCGCCGATGGCCCGAGCGCCGACGCGGCGTAACCATAGCCTTGCTGTTGGGCGAGGCCGGTGAACTGCGGGCCGAACGCGCCCTGCGCGCCGAGGATTCCCATCAGGCCGTGGCCGCCCTGCGACGGCGACGCCTGGCTGATCGCGCCGAGTTGGCCGAGCAGCGGCGCGGCGGCGAGGTTCGCAACGAACTTGGTGATGTTCTCGGCGATCCCGGCCAGTCCCTTGCTGATCCCGAAATCCTGGTCGAGTTGCGCGCCGATGTCGCCGAGCTGCGCGGCGTAGCGGTTGCCCGACTTCACCATCTGCTCGTAGGCGTTGTCGCGGGCCTCGTACAGCCGCAACTCGGCGGCCTGCAGATCTTGCTCGGCCTCGATGACGTCGTTGCGGGCCTTCAACCGGTCATCGGCCGTGGCGTTGTTGTCGCGTTCGAGTTGCTCCAACCGGGCCTGCTTTTCGGCCAGGTCGTGGCGGGCGTCCAAGTAGCTCGACAGCGCCGAGAAACCGGCCGCGTTCTGCGCCATGCCCTCGAACCCGGGCGGCAGCGTCGAGTCGTACGGCACCACCGGCGCATCGGGCAACCGCGGCCCGCTGCCACGGCTGCTGTCCGGCGGCGGCGCGGGCACCGGGCGCGGGGACCACCCGGTCGGGCCGGCCAACCCGGCCAGCCCGCCGGCGCCCGCGCGGCCGCCGAGGGCAGCCGCGCCGCCGATGCCGCCCGCGGCACCCGCCGCAGGAACCGGGGTGCCCGCCACCGGCGCGTTGACATACGGGATCGCCGTGGGCATCTCGACACCCGGCAACATGCTGAGAATGCCCGCAGCGGCGCGCAGCGGGGTCAACAGCGTGTTGGCGGCGTCGATGACGCGGTTGAGCGCCCACTCGGCGGCCGTGGCGAACCCGTTCCACACCGATTGCAGCCCGGTGATGGCATTGCCAACGAAATTGATCGTGCTGACGATGCTGTCCAAGGACTGCCGGAACTCTTCAGGTTTGGCCGACCCGAACGTGTCGTAGATGATCTTGCCGATATCCCAGATCGCGCCGCCGAGTTCCTTTGCGGCGGTGATGCCGTCCTGAATCCACCGCTGCAGATCGCCGGTCGCGGCGGCCTGGGCCACGAAGTTCGCGAACTCGGTGGCCGCGTTCGCCGCGGCGTCGGCCAAACCTGGCAGGAAATCCGACCCGACGCTCACCAACCGGGTTAAGGCCTCGGTGAGCGGGCCGGCGGCCTGCGCGAGGTTACGGAACGCAGCCTGAACGTTGGTCGAGATGTTCCCGATGAGATCGGGATTCTCCTGCAGCACACCGACCGCGTCGCTGAACATCGTGTTGAACGACCCGGCGACGCTGGACAGCATCGCCTCGAGCGTCGGTAGGTATTGCTGCGTGAGTGCCTCGATCTGCGGCGCCACACCGGCGAACAGCGAGTCCTGCACGCTGTTCTTTAATCCGTCGAACGCGGGCATAAGCTCGCGGATCGACAGTGCGGCTTGCTGCGCGTTCGGCGACAGCGATTGCAGTGCCTCGGCGAACTTCTCGGGGTCGCGAACCTCTTTGATGGCGTCGGCGAACCCGAGGAACCCGATCTTGAGCGCGGCGAACCCGGTACCGGCGGCGGCGAGGGCCGAGGGCAGCAGCCACAGCGATTGTGTCGCGGTGACCGCAGCGCGGCCCACGTCGAACAGCATCTCGGCTGCCGCGGCGACTACGACCGTGATTGATCCGGCGGTGGCGAGGCCACCGATTGCGCCGCCGAGACGGGCGACACTCGCCGCACTGCCAGCCGCCGTACCGCCGAGTTGCCCGACCGTGCCGAGCATCCGGCCAATCGGCGAGGCAGCGGCCGCGGTTGCCGCCGATAGATCGCGGTGTGCGCGAACAGCATCCCGAATCGTCGAGTGGTGGCGACGCTGCGCCGTCGTGAGCCGCTCGTACTGTGTGATGAGTTGCGTTCGGCTCGCCGAACCCGACCGCACCAGGTCGTCGTACTTGGCCTGCTCGACGTTCACCCGGCCGAGCGCAGCCGCCACCTTGTCGGTCGCGCGCTCCACCTGCGACATCGCGCGGGTGACCGCCGGCGTCGAGCGCCGAGCACCCGCCGCGAATTGGTCACCGAACGCCGCACCCGCCGAGCGCCCTGCGCGGTCGTACTCGCGGTGCAGCCGGTCGGCGTCACGACGAATATCGTTGTCGCGCAGTCGGGTATAGATGTCCAGATGGATGGCGATGGCTCAACACCTCCTAGTCGGAGACGAACGAGAACAGCTCGCCATCGGCGACGGCCTGCTGTGTCTCGATGAACTCGCGCGTCTTGCTGATCGGGAAGAACAACTGTTCGCCGTAAGCCTCGGTGTCGGCCTTGGGCAGATGCGCGGAACGGAATAGCGCCGAGATGTTCGCGACCTGGGCGAGCATCTTCTGCCACTCGGGCCGGTCGCCGTCGCGCACCACCGCGGCCACCGCGCCGGACTCGGGCGGCCACTCGACCACGATGGTGCGCGTTTCGGCTTCCTCGTCCTCGGCGACGGTGACGCCGAACAGTTCGAGCAGTTCGTAGCTGCTCATGCGGCCTTGGTGCCAGTCCCGAATATGGCAGCCAGGGAAGAACCGGCGCAGATCACTCGCGATCTGCCGGGGTGCCATCCTCCAGAACGCGAACGCCTGCATCACTTTTCGAGTCGGCATCGGCCCGCTTCACCACGCCGCTACGCAGTTCCTTGACGAGTTCGACGACCTCGCGCGGGCTGCCGCCGGCCGCGGCGAACTTCTCGTATTCCTCGTCGCCCATCACGATCTTGCACACCTGCACCTCGTAGGGCGGTTCGACCAGAATGCCGTTCTCTTGGTACGGCTCGATGTAGTCGCCGCGCACGGTGTGAGCACCGACGAACGTCTCGACCTCGGTGCCGTCCGGCTGGCGGCTTTTCATCCGCTGCTCGGGCTTCTCGACGTCAGGCCACCGGTCGCACTGGTTCATCCGGTGGTGCAGCCGGTTGTACGCGGTGAGCTGATCGACGTTGAAGAACAGCGGGTTTCGCACCGTGAACACGTCGCCGTTGAGCGCGGTGATCTCGCCCGAGCGGGCGAAGCTGTCGTAGGTGTCGGCCTGTTCCTGGGCCTCGGCGGTGGCCTTGTCGGTATCGGTCATGGTTCGACTGTCCTTTCGGCTGTAGGGGTTTCGGCTGGCTCGGCTGTGAGGTGGTGGCCCCGGCGGGCGCCAGCCGAAAACGCCCGCCGGGGAGACTTGTTAGGACGCCGGCTGCGTGGCCGCGTTGGTCACCATCGACAGCGCGACGTCACCGTCCGCGTCGGTCACCTTGACCCGGAAGTACGACGTGCTCGACGCGGTCAGGCCGGACAGCGTCAGCGTCACGACGCCATCGGTGACGTCGGTGCTGCCGACCGTCGCCGCAGACGACGAGGACATGTCCGCGTTGGCCGACTTCTCGACGGTGTAGGTGTACGGCGACACACCGCCGAGCACCTCGGCGAACGTGATCGTGGCCGCGGTCGCGCCGGTCGGCGTCGCCACCGGTGCGGGCGGCACGAACGTCAGCCCGGGCACAACGCTTTCGTCCCAACCCTCACCGGACACCCACACACCACCGATCAGCGGTGCGCCGTCGCCGTCGACGAACCACGGGTCGAGAATCCGAGCGAACGTGAGCTGCGCCGACAGCGGGTCGGTCTTGGTGCCGGTCAGGTTGCCGATGCCGGTACGTACGCAGCGAGGCACCGGGAACGCGACGCGCTCGGGCTTGCCGCCGGCCTTGTCCTCGTGAATGAGGATGAACTGCCGTTCGACGAAGTCGATCTCGGCCGACTCACCCGAGAAATAGGTGCCCGAACCGAGGTCGAGGATGTTGTCGAGCGGCAGGTCGTTGATGAGCCGATGCAGCAGCGGCTTGTTCTCGTACCCGGTGAACACGATGCGCTTCGCGCGGCTCGTGAGGTCCACGCGCGCCGGGTCGATGGACTGCAGGATCTCCAGCTCATCGACGTTGATGTCGTGTTCCTGGGCGAACCCGTCGGGGTTCGCGGCGCCGAGCAGGTGGAACCCGAGGTTTGGTTGGTTGTTGTAAACCCACTGACCCCTGGCGTTCTTCTTGACGGCGAGCAGGTCGTCGCGCCAGTTGCCGTCGAGGGCCATCGGCGCACCGAAATCGCCGCTCGGGCTGATGTTGGTGGCCGATCCCTTGTAGTCGCGGACAAGCAGATTCCACTTGCCGCCGCGGCGAATCCGCAGGGTGTCAAAGATCCCGAGGCCGGACGCCTTGAAGCTGACACCGGTGTTCGGTTGTGCCATGAGTGTTGTTCCTTTCGCGGATACTGGACTGCCGGAAAGGATTCCGGCGGGAATGCGGCGCACGCGGCCGCGCGCCGCGGCCCTCGGCGACCGCGACGGGGAAATGTTCGGCTGACTATTTGCGGGTGTAGGACAGCCCGATTCCGTATCGGGCGATCTTGCAGAGCACCTGGTCGTCGTCGAACTTCGACCAGCGCGGCGACTCGACCACGGTCACGTAGTCGAAATTCACGATCCGGCCGCCGCTGATAACGATGTCGTCCTGGTGGTGCGCGAGATGCAGCATCCACGAGTGGGTTTCGTCGGCTGCGTCGCGGGCGGACTCTTCGCCGGTCGACTTGTCGCATAGGGTGCGGATCGACACGAGCGGGTCGGCGAACCCGAGGTCGGGATTCTCGTCGCCGCCGATGTGGCGAACCAGGGTGAACGGCAGCGGGTCGCCGGGGCGCCGCGTGATCGCGGTGTCGCGCAGGTCGCCGAGGTAGGCGACGAGTGCCTCTTCGACGTCGTCGGGTGTCTCGGTGTGCGCCGTCATCCATCCACCTCCACGCCGTCGACCGTGCCACCGTGCCGGTGCGCCACCTTGCCGAACGGCGCGAACTCCGGTGTGGGCGTGTTCGGCCCGAACGGCGCGTTGGACCCGGGTGCGTCCGGCCCGGTGCCGTCCTCGATGAAATGGAAGTACCAGAGCCGGGAACCGACCCACCAGTGCGGCAACCCGTTGCGCGGCTTGCGTTTCTCGACATGCACCGAGGCCGCAGCTCTACCCGTGCGCACCGGGGTCTCGGCGCGCACCTCGTCGCGGATCTGCTCGGCGGCCTCTTTCGTCTTGAGTTTCACCTCGGCATCGCGCCGGATCTTCTGCTCGATCTCGGCAAAGATGTCGCGGCTACTCGTCGTCATCGGCGCTGGCGGCGGCCTGCGGCTTGCGACCGCGCGGCGCAGGGCCACCGATGCGTTCGACCGCGTCACCCAACCGCTTGGCGACGTCGTCGGCCAGGTCGACGGTCGCGCCGGCCACCTTGTGGTGGACGCCCTTGCCGTCGACGGTGTACGCGCACGGCGAAACAACCTTGTACTGGGCCATGATTGAAAGCTCCTAGCTCGTCTGTCGTTGCGACAGGATGGTCACTTTGAACGGCTGTCCGTCCATGTCGACGTGATGCTGCGGGCCAGCGATGATCTTGTAGGCGACGCCGTCGACACGGATCTCGCCGTTCTGCTTGGCCGCGAGCACCACGGCCTCGGGTGGCGCGGTCGTCTTCCACACCACGGTTGCGACGTTCACGTCGTACTCGGCGGTTTCGCGCGCCGACAGCGGCCGATGTCGACACCCGGCCACCTCGGTGAGGGTCTCGTCCTGCTCGTAGCCGCCGAGCGGCCTGCGGGTGCCGGTGTTCGAGTAGGCCACGAACGTGACCGTCTGCCCGCCGAACTCGCTCACGGCTGCCGCTCCAACCGGTAGGCGTCGAGGCCGTAGCTGGCGCAGATCGCCGCCACGACACCGCTCGACACGTCCCACCGGTAACGCACGTCGTCGACCTGCTTTTCGACCAGGGTCGGGTCATTGCGGCGGGTGTCGGCGAACGATCCGGCGAGCGCCTGCACGGCCCGGTCGAAATTCGGCACCGAGTCGAACCCGTGCGTCACCTTGACCGTGATCGAACCGTATGCGTCGGTCCACCAACTGCCGTCGCGTTTCCGCACCCGGCCATCGGCGGTCGTGCGCAGGGTGGACACGTCGACCGCGACGCCGTCCTCGTCGACCTCGGCGAGGTCGAGCAGCGCCAGGGTCGGGATGAACAGCACCGGCCCGCCGGGGCCGTCGAGCGTCAGCACCTCGTCGGTGTTGACGGGCGTGACGTGCCATCCGCACCACGCGCGCACGGCTGCGCGGGCCGCGTCGATGTCGGTCTGGTCAGCCATTCGCCTTGTTGGCCGGAGCGGCCTTGGCCTTGTTGGCCGGCGTCTTGGCCTTGGTGGCCGCTGTGGGCGCCTTGGCGGGCGCCTCGGCGGCGAGCAGACCACGCGCAGCAGCATCCTTGTCGGTGAGCTGCAGCGTCGTCTCGACGCCGTTGATAACCACGTTATAGAGCTTCACTGCGCCCCCTTCGAGCGATGTTGGCGGCAGTTGTTCGCCGTCTGGTGTGTGAAATCCGTTGATGGCCATGAGAGTTGATCCACCGGCGGTGGTGGCCCCGGCACCGAGGGCGCCGAGGCCACCGCCGCGAGCGCGGACTAGCTGCCCGAGGACAGCGTGACCTTGACGAACGCGGTCGGCCGGGTGACGCCGAACGCGAGGCGTTCCTCGGCGAGGATGGCGATCAGGTTGCGGACGAAGAAATCCGCGTGACTGTCGGTCATCGTCACGGTGGTGTCCTCGCGGTCCCAGATCACGGCCTTGCCGAAATCGCCGAGCAGGCCGGTGCCCTTCGCCTGCGACTCGGACTCCACCACCGGCACGCCCCACAAGGTGCGCTGCCCGATGAACTGCGGCCCGCCGTAGTAGTAGCGGTTCTCGCCGTCCTTGAGCAGGTCGAGGGCCTCGGCGTCCTCGGGGTTGAGCACCCACGCAGTCGGATTCACCCGGCCCACGGTGCGGGCCTTGGTGATGGCCTTGCGGGTCGTGGTGAAGAAATCCGTAGACCAGGACTGCGTCTGCACGCCCGAGGTGTTGTTGATGCCGGTGAAGTTCTCGCCCGAACCGTTGCCGTTGAGGATCTGGTCCTCTTCGGCCTCGGCGACGTCCTTGCTCAACTCATCGTTGATGAGCCCTTCGAGCTGAGCGACGTCGGCCAGCGCGCGCCGGGTGACCGGCACCCACTCGGCGATGGTCTTGACGTTGGTCGTCACGACCTCGAACGCCCAAGCACCTTCGGGCTTGTAGCCGCCACCGGTGGCGAGCACCAGCTCGCCGCCATCCTCACCGGCCGGGGCGGTCGGCGCAGCCGCCGAGGTGGCCTCGGCCACGGGCGCGGCGTTGTTGGTGTGCGAGGTCTCGCGCACGAACTCGACCGCGTCCGAGGTGGTGCGGCGGTTCGCCACCAGGTTGCGGATGGTCAGCGGCTTGCGGCCGAGCATCTCCACGATGTCGGTGCGGTCGTTGACCACGAACGCGCCGGCGCTTGTCGAGCTGGCACCGGTGAACAGCGACTTGACCTTGATCGGGTCGGACTGAATGCGCGCCTTCGACGGGATCTGGCCACCGCCGAACGGCTTGAGCATCGCCTTGAACTCGGGTGACTCGACCACGGTCAGGCCGAGGCTCTTGACGCGCGCCTTGAGGTCGCCGCCGTCCTCGGCCACACCGACCTCGTCGGAGAACGCCTTGGCCTGGGCGAGCACGGCCTCGTCGGCCTTGACGGCCTTGACCGACTCGAGGATCTCGGCGAGTTCTTTCATCGCGGCGTCATAGATCGCCTTCTCGTCGTCGGTCATCTCACGACCGTTGTCGAGGGCGGTCTGCGCGGCGTCGCGCGCCTTCTTCGAGGTTGCGTCTGCCCGTTCCTTGAGGGCAGCCAAACGTGCGCTCATGTGTGAATCTCCTAGAGTGTGAGGGGTTTAGGCGAACTCGACGCTTAGCTGCGCCTCGATCGCGTTGAGCAGCGCCGAGAGGTCGACGGACGACTTACGGCTGGCCTCGCGAGGCTGTCCCGCCGAATCATCCGGCGGCGCTTGGCGAGACGGGCCGTCATCGCTGGCCTTCACCTCGTCGGAATCCGTGCTGTCGAGGGTGGCGAGAACACGCCCGATTGCCTCGTGCGCGTCGCGTAGCTCACTCTCGTTTTTGGCCGACAGCACGCGGCCGGCTTTTGCGTCGGCGATCAGCCGCTCGGCGAGCGCCGGAACCTGCTTGACAGCGAGGATTTCGGTTTCCTGATTCGCGCCAATCGTGACGACGGAAACCTCGTAGATCTTGAGCTGGCGCAGCTCGTAGAAATACTCGGTCTCGGGCTGTTCGGCGTCGCTGTCGGCCTTGGGGCGGCTCGCGGGGCCGCCCTCGATCACGTCGTAGGCGAACGACATCTGATTGATGCGCCGACCCTTGAGCAGCCGGTAAACCTGCTTGGCCTTGGGGTTTTCGAGATCCAACTGCACCGTGACCAGCAGGCCGTGGTCATCCTCTTTGGCGTCGACGACGTGGCCGATGTTGTAGTCGGGGTCGGCCATGTTGTGCCCGAACAGCACCGGGATCGGATCGCCGGACTTCTCCCACCGGGCGAGGTCGTCGGCGAACGCACCCTTGACCACGACATCGCCGTAGCTGTCGATGTTGCCGAACACGCTTGCGTACGCGGTGAACTGCCCCTCGGCCAGGCCGTCGTCAGGGCCGACCTTGAGCTTGGTTATGGCGTTCTTCGTGAGCACTTTCAATCCTCCTGCTCGCCGTCGTCGTCGGCTGGCTCGTCGGGATCGTCGTCCTGGCCGCCGATGGTCGCCGGCCCACGCTCGGCCGGGATCGGGTTCTGGTCGCCGTTCTGCGTGACGTTCAACGGCCGAATCAGCTCGTCGCCGCCCTCGATGGGCGGCCGATTGTCCAGTGCGCGGCCCTCGTTGACCGTCATCCACGGCCCGCCAATCGCGGTTTGCATCGACCCGGCGCGTTCCTCGAACGAACCGGTCAGCTTCTCGCGCAGGTTGAACTCGGCGTAGAACCGATGCGGATTGACCGGCTCGAACTCGGGCACGAGTTGCAGATTGATCTCGTCTTGAATCATCGACAGCCACGGCCCGAGGCAGTCCTGATACAGCATCTTGTGCTGCTCGGTGATGTTGGAGAACGTTGCCTTGTCGAGCAACCCGATCATCGTCGGCGGGATGAAGTACGACCGCGTGACCTCTTCATCGGTCAGCTTGCGGCCCTCGATGTACTGCAACTCGCGAGCCGTCTGCGCGGCCGCCTTGAACGTCATGCCATCCTCGAGGATCGGCGTGCCACCCGCGCCGGGTCCGTTGCCGGTGTACTGCGCCCGCCATCCCTCGCGGAACCGCTCACGCGCCTGTTTCGACCACGCGGGGGCCGCGAGCGGCCGTTCGAGGTAGCCCGACACGCGAGCGCCGTTGCGCATAATCTGCTCACGCATCTCGCCGGCGGTCCACTCTTCGCGCAGCGTTTGGCGCAGCGATTCCAGCGGCGAGACGCCGGCGTCGTTCTGGCCGCCGTAGCCGCGCAGATACAGCACTTGATTCGCGGGAATCCGGCGGGTGCCCTTGGTGCCTCGGAACTCGAACTCGTCTGGCGTGAGCCAGTTGTCGCCTTTCGGCGTCACCATCGGCACCGGCAAGTGGACCAACTGCCGGCCACCGCCGGGTGTGCGGATCTTCCACCAGTAGGCGACGTCGTAGATCGCGAAATCGTGGACCAACGTGTTCAGGAACCGATACCGCGTCGTCCACGGATTCGGCTGCTGCAGCAGCAGCGCGAGCGGGTGGTCGGTCAACCGCTTGCGGTCGGCATCGTCCTTGCGCTCGAACAGGTGCAGACCGAGTTGCGCGATGTTGCGCGCCAGGAACGACACCGCGCGCCGCACCGCGGGCTGACGGCGCCAAATCTCGTAATACTCCATCGACACCCACGGCGACAGCGCGATGCGTTGCGGCGCTGGAATGTTGGGGCGCGACAACCCGCGAACGGTTCCCGACGAGGCGACAAAAGCCACTTACCGACACCGCCTCTCAGGGAATCTGCATGTAGTCCACATTTGCTTTGTCGATCACGATTTCGCCGTCCGCGGTTGCCGGTTCGACGCCCGGTTCGTGAACGGTGCAGCCTTTCAAGATGAGTCGGCCGCCGACATCGGCGACCAGAACGCCCGAGATCGCGTTGCCCGAGAACAGCGACACGAGAACCTGCCGGTTCAACGCGGGGTTGCGTCGTCTAAACAAAGAACAGCTCCGAATCCTCGTACTTGGATCGCGCCGGCCGACCGTGCTCGAGCAGGCCGTGCAGCGCGAGGGTCACGGCCACCAACTGCGTGATGTCGCTGTTTTTGTCGCGGCGATCCCACGCCCACGAGTCGGCGAGGTCGCGCGGCTTGCCCGCGGTCACCGAGGTTGCGAGCAGTTGGCCGCCCTGGTGGCGCAACTTGCCGTCGCGCACGAACGCATAGAAGTTGTTGCACGCCTTTGCCATGTCCGACGCCGATGTGGTCACGACCTCGACACCTTTTTCTTCGATGGCGGTCTGCTGCGACGCCGCCGACGAGTACCCGTCGATGACCGTGGCGCACGGTTTCCACGCCTCTGCGAGTTCCTTGGTGCGCTCGGGAATCCACCCGGTACCGGGCAGCGTGTGCAACTCGGGCCGGTCGCGCACCGCGGGGACGATGCCAACGTGAATCAGCCCGTCCTCGCGATACCCGGCGACACCGATGGCCGCCGCGGTCTGCATCTTGTTGACGTACACACCGAACGCGACCGGGTCGGTGGGCGCCGACTCGGCGTCGGCGAGGGCGTCCCACATATCGCGCGTGATGAGCGGCCCGTCCTCGACGGCCGGTTGGTCGTGCCAGCCGAGGCGTTCGCGGCCGAACTCGGCCGGCGACATCGAGGCGCGCTCATCTTCGAGGTACTGCCACGTGATGCGGCGACCGGCGGCCGGGTTCGCCATCTGGATGTACTCGCGCTTGTCCATCGCGCACCCGGGATAGCCGACGTAGTGCGGGCAATCGTCGTCCTCGCACGCGCCCTCGGGCGCGCAGAACTCTAGGTAGCCGAGACGCTTGCGCTGCGCCGGATCGGTCGAGCGGCCACGGGCCACGATGCGGCGCAACACGTCCGACTCGGGCCGGCACGCCGACGACCCGTAGACGATCTGCGCCTCGGGCCTGGTCGACAGCGTCGGCATGAGCGAGCCGATGTGGTCGTCCTTGAGCGCGAACGCCTCATCGAGGATGACCTTGTCTCCGGTCAATCCTCGGCCGCCGCTGCTGGTGCGCGCCTTGAACTTGATGCGCTGCCCGTTCGGGCACGCCTGGGACGGCGCGAACTCGATCATCTCGTTGCCGTTGCCGCGGTGGATGCCGTTCGTCGGGCCATCCGCGAGCCGCGCCGCGAGTGGCGGGCAGTTCTCGATCAGGTTGACCAGGTCGCGGAACGCCTCGCGCGTGGTGTCCATCTCGTGCGCCGACCACGTGATCGTCTCGACCTCGACGACGTAGATCCAACCGAGCGCGGCCATCTTGAGCGCGCCCGTCTTCAAGTTCTGGCGGGCGCAGATGGCGCAGAACTCGAACATCGCCGGGTGGAAACCATCGGGGCCGAGGGCGAACAGCGCGTCGAGCATCAACCGCTGCTCGGGATCGGGCACATACCCGGCCATCTCGCACAGGTCGGCCACCTCGGGGCCGAGCGTCTCGGTCCACGCCGGGAAATTCGCGTAGGCCGGTTTGACCATCGTGGGCGCGGTCATCACGCGCCCCTACGCCGTTTCGCGTCGCGGCGGGCCTTGAGTTCGTCGACCGGGTCGGCGGCGACCGGCGCGGTGCCGGCGAGTGCCTCGGCGAGCACGGCCTGCAGCTGCTTGGACAGCGCCGCGACGCCGGTGTTCATCCCGGGCGCGTAGACGATCCGGCGCGCGAGCTCGAGCGCGTGCTGTCCGGCGATGGTGTTCAACCGGTCGGCCTGTTCGAGGGCGGCCTGCACCGTTTCGATCAGCCCGCCGCCGCTCGGCGCGGCCGGCGCAGCCGGCGCCGGTGCTGTCTGCTGCTGTTTCTGCTTCGCGATGCCGCCGCGCTGCGCACGCTTGCGGCACGTCTCGCCGCAGTATTTCGCCTGCGGGCGTTGCGCCTCGAACGGCTGCCCGCATACCGCGCATTCACGCCGCATCGGGCCTCCAAAGTTTGCTGGAATGACGTGCATGTTTGCTGATGGCTGTTGTCGGCTGTCCCGGGACCAACCGCGTCCCGGGAGAGATTCCTGAC